TTTGAACATAAGTTGAATCAGTTGCATTTTGTGGAGTAACAGGTGAACCAGCTTCAGATAAGAAACTTCTATCTTCTCTTAAAGCTCTTTCTTGATTCTCTAGAATAACGCTAGTAACAGCCCTTTTATAAGTATCGCTGATTTTTGGTAAATCAGAATGCTCTAAAATGGGTTGCCATTTTTTTTCTAAAGATTCAGATAGGTACATTTATTTTCTCCCCTATTATTAAATTAATTAATTAATTTACGGATAATTTAATATCCTTGGTTTTTGTAATAGCAGCACTATACGCTGACATAGCATCATTAAGATTCTTGTCAGTTTTAGTTGCTGAAACATCATCAACCACATCATCACTTTTAGCTTTAGATTTTTTAGGAAAATAAGATTCCTTAATTTGTGAAACCTTTTTTTCAAAATCTTCAGCGTCTTTATACTCAATATTTTCAGTAAGCTTAGAAAATTTTTCTTTTTGAGTATCTGCCAAGTCTTTACTTGATTTACTCAAAATTTCTTCTCTTTTAAAGCTGCCTACTTCTTTATTCAAATTAACATTTTTGTCGATTTGCTCGTTAAGTTTTTTATCTAGATTTTCAATCTTACCAGCTTGGTCTTCCAAAATGTTATATTTTTCGTCAGGAACATCAATGTAATGGTCCTCAAAAAGTTTTTTAAGACCTGAAATGAAATCTTCAGCAATTTCGCCTTTAATTCCGCGCTCAATTGCAAGTTCATTCTCTTTCATCCATTCCTCGACCACATAGTTTAAATAAGAATCAACTTTCTCTACTAAACCTTCTTTAAGTTTAGCAGTTTCAGCTTCAACTTTTTTACCATACTCTTTTTCGAGTCTGATAATTTCATCTTTTACTTTAGATTTAACAGCACTTTCAAAAATAGTAGCTGCTTTCTGCTTAAATTCGTCAGAAAGGTCAGAATCACCATCTACAAGAGCAGAAACATCTTCTTTAACAGAAATGTCTTTAACTCTTTTGTCAATTGCTTTTTCATCTACTTCTGGTTCTGATTTTTCAGAAATTTCTTTCTCATCAATCGCACCATCAGCTTTAACTTTTTTAGGTTTTTCACTAACTTCTTTCTTGACAGCTTTAGCTTCACTAGTAGTTTTTCTTACTTTAGCTTTATCTGGACCATCTTCATCTGAAGGTTCATCAGCCTTTTGAACGCCGGCTTCTGTATCATCATTTGCAGTTTGGTGACCAGGTAATGCTTTAGCATTTACTACTTGTTTGACTGCTTTGTTGTCTTTATTGGCATCAGAAGGTCCCTTACGAGCATCAACCGGCGAAACTACAGCACTTCCTAAATCGTCAAAGTCTTGTTCAATATGAGATTTCTCTCCAGGAACAGCACCTTTTTTAGGAGCGTCAGTAATAGTCGCTGGGTCTTGTTCGTTCAGTTGTTCTTTTGCTTCAGTTTTTGTATCGGCCATATGGAATAATCTCCTCTTATAGTCGTTAATTAACGAATATAAGTAACTAAATAAAAGTTACTTAATACTACTCTTATTTATAAAAATAAATTATTTTATTTTAAAATTTCTTTAAAAAATCTCTAAATGCCCTAGCACCAACTTCAGCTCTTTGAACTCTTTTTGCTGATTCAATTCGGCTTTTGAAAGTGTCAATTTCATGTTCAGCCAGTTTTCCGTTGTTCCAAACCCATTCTTTACCTTCCATAACGCCCTCTACAAAAGCATTTGGAGCAGATGGATCTGCAACTATATCAGCTGCTGTTGCCAGATAAAAATCATCTTTGACATGATTAGCACCATTTTTATTAACTAATGTTCCCATTCCTCTAGAGGAAACACCAAGTTTAGCGCCTTCGTCAATTAGATTTTTGACAATTTTTCCATAAGGTGTGTCGAGTATTTTGGCTTCGCCTATAAAATTATTTCCATCTTGATATAATTTGTTAATCATGTGTGAAACTCTTTCAAGATTAACAACAGGACCTTCAGGGTGTCCTAATTCGCCAAAAGCTCTTCTGTTATTGATGAAGTCATCATTGTATCTCTTGACTTCTTTGATTAGAATATCTTTAGGATATACTCTTCCATTACGATTTTTAATATCAGCTTGCATAAAAACGCCTTTAATAGTATAATTTTTCTTACCGTCTTTAGTTTCTTCAGTAAGATATTCTACATTTTCTATGTTTTCTGTTATTAATTTCATTTCTTTTTATTTACTTCTCTTAATTTTGCAATTTGTTTATCTGTATATTTGTGAACAGTTTTTAAAATCTTTACTGCTTGTTCTTCACTCATACCGCCGAGTAATGCTTTAGCAGGGTTTTTTACTGTTTCTATTGCAATCTTTTTTTGTTGTATATCGGTTGCATTTGCTTCTGCTTCCCAATTAACAACTGATTCTTTTTTTGTTTTTTTATGATACTTTTTCCAATTTTCGTGAGATACACCAGGATGTGTTTGGTCGTAATCATGTGATTCTTTTACTGATTCTTGTCTAGTAGAACCTGTAAAAGACATTCCTGGAGAATGTATATTAGGTGTATAATGAATACCAGTATCTAAATCTAAAATTTTCTTTACTTTTTTTGCAATAGTAGAACTTTGCACATGAATTTCACCATATCTAAATTTTGCATAGTGAACACCGTGTTGTTTTAAAAGTGCTTGAACTTGTTTTTCAAAGCCTTCATTAACTACATGAACGGCATCTTTATCTACTTCAAGATATCCTCTTAAACCTGCAAGAACAAATATTCTATCTTTACTTGCTTTTACATTTGTTTTGATATTTCTATCAACAGCAGTTAATTTATCACCTTTTTTAACAGGATAGCCATTTAATTGTGTTCTTAACTTATTAATATCTTTAGCTAATACACTATAACCATCTTTAATGGTTCTATTTCTAATGTAATTAACTCTTGCTTCCTCTTTTGCATTGTGAAACTTATATAAGAAAGCATCACGAAAAGCTTCTCCAAGAGTAGCTTTACTTCTACTTTTAATTATTACATTAATTAATTTTTCGTTTAAATCTGACATATACTAATATTTATAACTTACCTTACTTCTAATATTATAGTATAATTATCTCCACTAGCGAAATTCTTTGTAGAAAACAAAATATCTCCTGTTGGAGTTGTTGCATTATTAGTTATTCCATTACCATCTGTATTTAAATCCCAATATCCTTGACCTGATAAGAAACAAGCAGTAGCATTTGTTGCACCATCCCAAATTACTTCTACACCTGATTTCGAATCAGCTGTATTAATAGACCAATTAATTTTTGATATTGTTCTCTCACCATCTTCAGTCATAAAAGTTAATTCACTTGCATCAAATTTATTAACAAGTGATTCTCCTGTGCCATCACTTGAATTAGTGAATTTAATAACGGTTTTAACACCACTTGTATCTGTTAAAGTTTGACTTGTTACTGTATCTGCCATTTTAACTTGCTGTAAATCCTGTTTCCTTTTTAAATTCTAAAACTAAATTATATTTTTTTACATTACTATCTGATGTTAATAAAACATCGCCATTTGGGGATGATGTAGTAGAAGATATTTCTTTATTCTTTTCAGATGAAATTAATCCGTAATTCCCGTAACCATCTAATTCAAGTATTTCTTCATCAACTTCGGCATCCCAATATAAATTAATCTTTCCTGTTCCTTGTATTTGATAATGAATATTTTCAATACTTAATCTAGGAGCACTATCTGCCTTACTTAACTTTGAAGCATCCAAGAGAAGTTGTTCTGTTTCTCCTCCTATACCACTAACTGAAGTGATGACCTTATTAGTATCATCTACAATATTTGTGGTCGTAATAGACATTACTCAACATCATCAAAATTAGCATCTTTTTTCAATTCTAAAACAATATATCCGGTGCAAGCACCTGTTCCTGCAATACTAACATCTCCTGATGTAGCAGTAGCATTAGTAGCATTATTTGATATTGCTGGTCCTGCATATTCTCCTGTGCCTGCTAATGTTATTGCAGTTGTGTTAGATG